TTAGCAGGAAAAGACGATAAAAGATTCCCACTATCTTTCTTAACAGAAGGTGTTGGTAATGTAAAGTCTATTGATCGCTTGGAGTATGAATACCGTGTGGCAACGCACAGGTTGAGAACGAGACCAGTAGCAACTACGTTAGCAGGAGCAGCAGTGGGACAAGGAGGAGCAAGCTTCGAACTTGAATTCCCTGACAAACACTTTGTATTTCCATATGTAATTGTATCTCAAGATGGGACACAAGCACGTATCATGAAAGAACCAGAAATGGTTGCAGGTGGTACTAATTGGAAATATACACTACAACTTGTAAATCCAGATGCAGCAGCAGTTTGTGCAGCAGCAAATAATTTACAAGGAAGCCTTTGGGCTCAAATGTATGCACCAGTAGGAGTTGATTTCTCTAGAGGAAATGCTTCTAATTGGGAAACTCCAGGTAAAGTAAGAAACAAACTAACTACAGTTAGAAAATCTTACCACATGTCTGGAAACGCTAAAGATTATGTAGCAGAATTTTCTTTACCTACTAAAGGTGGAAAATCTACTAAACTTTGGATGGACTATGAAGAGTACTTACACATGCTTGACTTCAAAGAAGAGTGTGAAATGTACTACTGGTATGGTCAAAAAACTTACGATTCAAACGGTCAGACTTACATGAAAGATGAAAATGGTCAGCCAGTAATCGTTGGTCCAGGATTATTAGAGCAAATTGTAAACAAGGATAGTTACTCTACTATGACTGAATCAAAATTAAAAAACATCATCGGTGATTTATTTTATCAAATGACTGATGCTGCTACAAAACAAGTAACTCTTTATACTGGTACTGGTGGTGCTAGAGAATTTGATGAGGCACTTAAAGCACACTTCTCAAGTAACACTTGGAAAGTAGGTGGAGAGAATCGTTTCATCACTGGATCTGGAAGATCATTAGGTATGAGTGGTTACTTTACTTCGTACGAGCATATTGATGGACACTCTGTAAATGTGGTAAAATTACCATTATTTGATCACGGAGCTGTTGCTCAAGCACGCGCGAAGCACCCTGTTACAGGTTATTCACTAGAGTCTTATAGAATGGTATTTGTTGATCAGTCAAATTATGATGGACAAAACAACCTACAAATGATCAACAAAAAAGGTCGTGAGTCAATGAGATGGTGTGTAGCTGGTTCAGTTATTCCAAGAGGATTCGATGGTAATTCTTCTAGAGCATCTGATGTAGACGGGGCGTCTGTACATATGTTGAAAACTGCAGGTATCGCATTAAGACGTTTTGATACTTCTTTAGACATCACTTGTACAGCATCTTAATTTGGCATTAACGTGCGTCTATATATTGGTTTTTGATTAGAGTTGTGGGGGAGCAATCCCCCACCTCTTTAATTATTAATCTTTAAATTAATAGGAGAGTTATTCTTTACATCCGCTTAATTAAAACTTTAAAAGAACTATAATATGAAAAGAGAAATTTTTTTAAGAAGAAAGGAGATTATGAATCATCTCCCAAAAGCAGTAAGAGCTGAAGCAGTAAGTAAGCTTAGTAGTGTATATGTAAACAGACAACCTTTAAAAGGGTTTTCTATGGAAGAGGAAAAAAAGTTTATGAACGGAATTTTAGATGTTAATCCTGATCATGTTGATTGGCCAAAACATTCAAAAATGTTCTGGGCAGAACTTAGTATTCCAGTAGGATTTACAGGAGTAAAATTAGAAATTGGTACAGAAGAAGATGGTACACCTCACAATATAATGGATTATATTAAATATAGGTTTGCTTTATCACATCCTCATGTAGCTTTAACTAAAGAAGAAATGACAGGAAATACAACTAAAAGGTTTTATATCCAAGATTTAGCTAGAGAGGACAATTTAAAAAATGCTAGTATTCAAATCAGAAAAGATGCAGATAAAGAGTTTATTAAACTTTCGTCTCGTCCAGATGCAATGAAACGAGTATTAAGATTATTATCAAACACTAATCCTGATAGATTAACAGCTGAACAAGTGGAAAATGCTTTGTATGAAATTAAAAATTCAAACCCAAAGAAATTTGCACGTGTAGCTACTGATAAAAACTTAGAAATGAAAGCAGAAATAAATCAAATGATTTCTTCTGGAGTTCTAAGAAAGATAGGCAACCAAGTTATTTTTATTGACGAGGTGCTTGGAGATACCATGGAAGATACTGTTGTCTACTTAAAAGATAAAAAGAATTCAGGTAAATTAACAATTTTAAGAGCTAAACTTAAAGAACTAGCAATTATATAATATGAATGTAGGACAAATGCATACAGCAATTCAGCAGGGAGTGGATAAGATAAATTCACTCCAAGCTGATATGCTATTACCTGAAGAAATTGATATTGAACTTAACAAAGCTCAAACACGATTAATTAATACTAGATATGGTAAAAATAATTCAGCACAAAAAGGATTTGAACAATCTCAAAAAAGAATTGATGATTTA